AAGGGAATCGCTCCCGGTGGGGCGGCCGGACTTCAAACCCGGTAGGGGCCGCGAGCGGTCCTGTGTGGGTTCGACTCCCACTCTCTTCCGCCACCTGTTTCCAAGCGGGACACCCGGCAACGCCCCGCTGCAGCTGTAACGCGCCACATGATCTGAGATTTTTGGCCAGATGATTTGAGTACGGCTTTTTACCGCCTTTTTGGCAATTTATTGGCCCATTTAAGCCGGCTTAGTCACTTGATTTGACCGGCAGGCTGGGCCAGCGTAGCATCCCGCCCTAGGTGCTGAACACACCTTAACAGGCGGCAACCGCGCCCGACAGATCAACGCGGTATTTTTTCGTCCAGAGTTTCTTGCTCTGGCCGGGTGTCCGTGAATACAAGACTCGCGCAAGCGGGGAATCAACGGGCCGTCCTGTTACGGTGTTCAACCACCTGGCCGCCCTGCCGCCATTTGGCGGTGGGGCACTCGACTGAACATCGATAACAGGAGCACATCATGTCTAAAGGCAACGCGCTGCAGAGCCTCGGCAAGTCCGGGTTCAGCTTCAGTTTTCTCTCACCAGACACCTCCCGTAACACGCTCGATCTGCTGTGTGTCGCGCTGGCCAAGCTGGCCAGTCGTGATGACCCCGTCATTGTTGAATCATGGCGGGCTCTAGAACGGCAATTCGAGGCCGGAAAGCAGGCTGGATATCGGCAGGGCTATGCCGAAGGGCTGGCCGCTGCTGACTCCCTACTGCTGGCCGAGACGGAGATCGACCAAATCAGCAAAAGGAGTCACCTATGAGCCGCCCGAAACACACCGTTGAAACCCTGTTGAAAGAGATGGAGCGACTTCGCAATCGCAATAACTGGCTGTCCGAAAAGCTGGCCGAAGCGGAGCGGCTGCTCGGCCGGAAGGCACCAATTGTGACGCTTTATTTCGAGGGCAAGCCGCTGCGCATACTGCAGACGCCGACCGGGCCTGTTGTGCTGGCTGACGACCTGATTGCGCTCATCGCCGCCGCACCGCCACCGCAAAAAAGGCAGACTCAGACCTACAACGTCGCCGTGCAGCGATTCAGGGCAATGGGACTCGGTGAACGCGAAGCGGTCGGCATCTTGCGCACTGAACTCGCTGAACCGCTCGGCATCACCGACCGTGGGCTGTCCGAATCGCTTGGCATATCCACAAAAGCGCACTGGATCGGTGTCGTGACGTCGCTGGGTGTCGAATCGCTGAAGAACCATGCGCCCGAACTCTGCGCATGGCTCCTCAGCGAGCTTCAAAAATCTTCCGAGTTGTTAAAGAGCGTGTAGGCCGCGTACGTGGCAGGGGGCCTAGTCCTGGCTCGCTGGTCTGTTCAGCGTGTTAAGGGGCCGTCGCGGTGTTAGCGCACCGTTGCGGTCGCCCCCTCTTACTACTGGGTTAAATCTCCTTTAACAGTGCTTGCCCTTCGGGTCGAAGGGATCGAGCAGGTGCTTGCAAATCAGGTTGGCCCAGCGGGCGCGGCGCCGGTCTTCGCTGTCTTGCCACCATTGAAGGGTGCCGGTAAAAAGCCATTTTTTCGGCGGCCGCTGAAACAGCACCAGGCTCGCGAGAACATTGAAAATCGCGTCGACCGGGTAGCCGATAGCAAGCAAAAGGTAGGCGTTGAGGCGTGTGAACCAATGCATCTGGCTGCGCCGCGCGGCCAAGTTCATGATGGCCAGATACAGCACCCAGGTGATCAGGAAGGCCAGGTAGAACGCGGCCGCGGCGGCCGCTGACCACACCCCCAGCGTCGCCAACAGATCGTTCACAGCTTCGCCCTTTCCGCCTTGATCGCATCGTCGGCCGCCTTGACGCGCGTATAGAGCAGCGTCGCCTTGAAGGCCGGGTTGACCTCACCGAAGCCGAGGAAGAATTCGCGCAGGGCGCGGTGGGTGATGGGGTTGTCGCGCTCGATGCGGTCGATCACACGCAGCGGCGCGGTGCGCTCCGCCACATCGGCTGCAGCGCGCGCCTCGGCCGCGGCGATTTCATCGGGGGTCAGGTCTACCTCGACCCGTTCCCCCGTGACGACGTTGACTTCAATGCGTTTCATCGCGGTCACTCCATCGTGATGTTGATGTTGCCGGCGTCGAATGTCTCCGTGCCGCCGACGGTCGTGATGCTGATGCGATCCAGCGTCGCCGACAGCGACTTCGTGCCGCCCGCGCAAAGCACGCCAGCGGAGTCGGTGGTGCGAGCGCCCGCAAAAGAAAATGACCATGTATTGGTCGCGGGGTCCACCAGCTCGATGATGGCGATGCCGTGCAAAACCGTGGTGGCTGCGTGGCCGCCGCTCAGCCCGAACCCGGTAGTAAATCCGCTCACCGTTGTGGCTGATCCATTAGTCGACAACATCGCCGATCCGAGATAGCCCGTGGTTTCAAGGCCGCCGCTGTCGCCGAGCTGGATGATCGGGATTGACGTGCCGGTGGTCGACACGCCGTCAAGCATGACGGTGATGCGCCGCACCCACGACGGAATGCTGTTGAAATTGATCGCCACGCCGCTGGTCGACGCCTGCTTCGTGGAAAGCCTGATTGTGGACAGCGCCGAGTACGAAATCACCTCCACCGTATTCGCCGCCGTCGCCCGCAGAATGCAGGTGTCGCCGGCCTGCGTGACGATGTTCTGCCCGGTCTGTGTGACGATGCTCGCGTTGTTGGTCAGGGTCAGCGAAGCGGCGAAGCGCACGAAGTAGCAAAGTCCGGCGGCCACCGTGAACGCCGTGATGGTCGTCGTGCCGGTGATGTTGATGTGGCGAGTGCTCGGCGCCGAGCTGGTCAGGTTGACCGTGGACGCCGAGGCCACGTCGATGCGCGTGGTGTCCAGCGTTTGCGCTGATTTACGGCCTACGGTATGCAGCTCGGCACCATCGCAGTAGACGAGGAAGTTCTCGCCTGCGGCCGTGGTGAAACTGACGACACCATCGATGTTTTCCGAGGCGTTCGGGTCGTGCGTCTGCACGCCGGACTTGTTAACCATCACGCACCACCAGCCGGCGCGTAGCGTGGCGGCCGCGGCGTAGGCGACGGTGAAGGTGCCGGCGCATTCATTGACGGTGCCGACATCGGCTGCGCCTGCGGTGAAGCCCGCGGCGCGTGCGACATGGCGGTTGAGCAGGCTCAAGTTAGCCGGCAGGCCGCAGCGCACGAGCTTGGTGCCGGCGCCCCAGTTGACCGCCGCACCGCCGTTCGAGCTTGAGAGGATGGTAGTGCGCTGCAGGCGCGTGGGGCCGGTGGCATAGGTGCCGATGCCGATTTCCCAGTTGATCGCTGCCGGGTAGTCGGTGACGATGTAGGGAAAGAGCACGCCGGCGCCGATGCCGGAGAGCGACTGGTACCCGGTGATGGTGCCCGCCAGAGTGAGATCACCAGTGCCGGTGCTGGTGGTGGTCTCCGCGGCGCGGTCGATTACTTTCATAGGCGCTCCTTGATGCTGAAGTTTTGCCGGTAGATGCGGGCGTTGCGGTGCACGAGCGGCTCGCTGGCGGTGAGCAGCCCGAACACCGCTTGTTCGGGGAGGTAGCTGCCCGCGATGTCGGGGATGGCGAGCACGTCGCCTGTGAGGCCCGCCTCCCAGGCGAGGCGGAAGGCGTTGCCATACATTTCCGCCTCGTCCATCCAGTCGAGCGTGAAGCGCAACAGGCGCGCCTTCGGCAACGGGTCGGTGAAGGTCTGCCCTCCGCGGTTTTCTTCGAGCGGGCTCTTGTCGAGCACGCTGATCGACCAGTCATACGTCTGGCCGCCGCGCTCGCCGCTGCCGGTGCTGATGGTCCACTTCGGGCCCAAAAACACGCGGCCCACCTGCAGGTTGTCGGGCACGCCGGCGTCAGCAAAGTCGATGCGCCAGTAGCGCGCGGTTACCGCGTTGAAGCTCTTGTAAAGGCCGGTGAGGCCCGTCTTGATGCCGGCGCTCACCACGCCGCTGTCATAGAGCAGGCTCGCGGTGACGGTGGGATCGGCATCGCTGGCGCGGATGCGCACGGTGGCCGCGGTTGTGAAGTTGCAGCCCAGCGCGGCCAGCACGCCGCAGGCCAGTGATGCGCCGAGGTCGAAGGTGAGTCGCGCCGACTTGACGCCCGCGACGGTATGCCAGGCTTGCGCGACGTGCGGCGTCTGCACATTCGCCGCCGGCAGCGTGGCGACTTCGGAGTCGGTGGTGAGCGCGGCCGTGTCGGCGCGGTTGGTCCAGGCGAGCAGCATTTACACCACCACCGTGAGGGTGACCGCGTTGCCGCGGGCGTTGATCTCGTGGCCCAAGACGCGGCCGAAGGCGCCACCAGCAAGGCCCAGGCGCGGGTAAGCCACGTCCAGCAGGTCGCCGATGTCCCTCTGCAGCGCGCGCGGGCCGCATCGCAGGCGATAGAGCTTGCGCCGGCGGCCCCACAGCGCCTGCAGGCGGTCGGCCTCGGTTTCGGCGTCGGCCTCGAGAGCAAAGAGCCCGCCCGCCACCAGCTCGCGCGCGAGGCGGTGCTGGTCCTGCAGCCCAGCATCCTCGGCCACGGCGTAGCGCAGCGGCTGCGCGGCGAATTCGCGGCGCGCGGCGGTGACACTGCCGGCGAGGTCCGTCTGCACGGTGTAGTTCCGCTGATAGCCCACCTGCACGCGCCAGGCGACCGGGTCGACGCTCGCCGGCAGCGGTACGCGCTCGGCGGCGCGGATCGCGACCGCGTCGAAGCTCGCAGCAGGAATGCCGTCGGGCTCCGCCACCAGCCCGACGCTGAACAGCCCCAGCCGGTTGAAGCCGCCGAAGCAGCCGCAGGCCGCAAGGATCTCGTCGAGGATCTCGTCGGTCATCGCCGCATCGGTGCCCACCCACACGCCCACCGGCGCGGTGACCAGCGCGTTGAGATCCGAAAAACTCGCGGCGTTGATTTCGGAGGCGTCGAGCCCGGCGCGCTCGCTCAGGATACGGCGCACGATGTCGGCCACCTGCTCGATGTAGCTGGGGCTCGCGCTGCCCTCGACATCGGCGGTGATGGTGCCGGCTGGCGTGCCGCCGAGTTTGAACGTGCCGTTGGCGGCGTCAACCTGATACTGGCCCGGCACTGGCGCGCCGACGACCTTGGCAAGCGCGACGCCCCGGTCATAGACCGCGGGCACATCGTCGATGGCCCCGGCGTGCACTTGATAGATGAGGTTGGCGCTGTCCACCAGCGGCGGGGCCACGTTGAAGACGCGGCCGTAGGACAGGGGCTTGGGCTTGCCCTTCAGATCATCGCCGCCCTCCAGGCCGCCAGTGCCGGCATAGACAGTGCTCTGGATGGGCCGGCGCAGCTTGGCGCGGCCGTCCGAGAGGCGCAGCTGCACCTCGCGCTCAGTGAGCGTCACCGCGTCCACCACGCCGCCGAACACCTGGCCGAAGTCCGCGCGCACATCGGTGCGCCGGCCCACCCAGATCGAGACCCGCCGCCCGTCGATCGCATAGTTCTCGGTGAGCTGGTCGAGCGCGCCGTCGACGTTGATCAGCCGTGCGCTGCCGTAGATCTCGGTCAGCCCGCCGATGCCGTCGCGGCCAACGATGCGGCGGTCGATGGTGAGGTCTTCGTGGAGGCGGCCTTCATACCACTCGGCGTTGTCTGGATCGGTGCCAGCGATCCCGTTGGTAAACACGCGAGACACCCAGCCTTCCATCGCATAACGCAGCGTGACCGTGCCGCCGGTGGCCGCGCCCTGGTCGCCGCCGAAGGCGAGCTCGCCGGAGGCGGCATCGCCAAAGGCGCCGAGCTGGGCTTCGTTGCCGGCGAGGCTGCGGGCTTCGATCTCCATCAGCCACAGGCGCTCGGCGCGCTCGTCCCGCAGAAGAGCCTCGAAAGCGGTGGCATCGACGGCAATGATCTCGTCTTCGCCAAAGGCGAGCTGGCCGAAGGCGGCGTTGCCGAACATCAGGCGTTCACCCGCTCAAGCTGGGCGCGCAGGTCGCGCACTTCGGCGAGCAGCGCGGCGTTGGTCGCTAGCTCGGCGCGGCGCAGGGCTTCGTCAGCGATGTCCTTGGCCTTGAAGGCGGCTTCAATCTGTGCGCCGATGCGCTTGTCGAGGTTGGCGGTGTTGATGGCGATCTCGGCCAGGCTGCCGCTCATGCCGGCAAACGCCATCGCGTTCTCGACCAGGGTGTCCTTTACCAGGGTGCCCACGTCGGTTTGCACCTGGTTGAAGATGTCGTTGTAGCCGGAGCCGCTGGCGTAGAAGCCGCGCGCCTGCTCGAGGTAGCCGCGCGACAGGCCGCCGAGGTTGGCGATCGCGCCGGCGTCACCACTGCGTGCGGCGGTGAGGGTTTCGTTAAAGCGCAAGCCGGCCTCGCGCAGGCGGGCCTCCGGCGACAGCGGGGAGAGGTCGGAGAGCCAAAGGTCGCGCGTGGTATCTGCGAGACCCAGAGCGGCACCCATGCGGTTGATGCGCGATTGCTGGGCCTCGGTGGCCACACGGGCCAGAGTTTGCGCGGCGGTCTCGCCGGCGCGCGCAAGGGCCTCGAAGTTGGGGATGATCTGCCGGCCCAGCTGCTCGGCGACCTGATCCATCGCCAGGGTTACGGCTTCGCCGCTCGCCACCTGGGCGTCGGATACGCCCGCGAGGTTGAAGGACGCGGTGGCCGCGGTGTTGACGCTGTAGCCCAGACCGCGGGCGATGGCTTCAATCTGGCTGTAAAGCGCCACCACCCGCTGGTTCTGCTGGGCAAAGGCGCCGCCGTAGGCGGTGGCGAGATCCGCGTGGGCCCAGCTGGTGTTGCCGGAGCCGCCCGTGGCCGTGCCATACAGGGCGCCGCTGATGCCCTCTCGCGAGACGCTGCCGGCGAGGTTGTAGCCGGTGAAGGTGGCGGGGGTTTTTTTGCCGCCACCCGCCAGGCTGCCCAGCGCGCTGCCGATCATGCCGCCGATCGGGCCGCCGACCATCGTGCCGATCGCGCCCAAGCCCGCGCTCGCAATGGCGCCGCGGGTGTTGCCGGCGAGGAGGTTCATCACGCCGGCCATCACCGGCGCGCCGTAGCCGAAGTTGCCGATGTCGGCAATGAACTGAGAGCCCATGTTCACGCCGGCGTTCTGAAAAATGGTGTTGGGCAGCGCGGCAAAGGCGTTGAGGCCGCCCATGAAGCCGCCGCCCTGGCCCGCGATGCCACCGCTGTTGGTGATCCAGCCCATCATGTTGCCGAGGCCGCCGGAGCCGCCCAGAAGGCCGCCCAGGCCACCGCCGCCGCCCGTGCTGGCGTTGGCCATGCCGGGGATGCCGAGCGCGCCCAGCGCGCCGCCTACGGCGCTGGTGAGCGGCGAGACGAGGAACTTCACTACCGGCTGCAGCACCGTGGTCTTGGCGGTGTTCTTGAGCGAATCCCAGAAGTTGCGAGCGAACGACTTGCCGCCCTCGAAGCCGCGAAAGATCGAGTCGGTGAGGCCGCGGGCGAGTTCGTCGTTGAAGCGGCGTTGGGCGTCGCGGGCGTCTTCGATGGGCTTGACCGATGCCTCCTTGCGGCCCTTCGCGTCGTAGGCGGCAATGATCTCTTCCCGGTAACGCTGCAGCTCTTCGGTGGTGAGGTGGACCGCGCGCGCCTCGAGGGCGCGCAGCGCGATCGCTTTCTCGCGCTCGGTGCTGTTCAGGCCCAGCAGTTGGGTTTCCAGCTCGACGTTGCGGATGGCCTCAAAACTGTCCTTGTTCGCCTGGGCGGCCGCCTGGCTGGCTTTGAGCCTGAGCTGGTTGATTTCTTCCTGAAGCTCGGCGTCGTATTCGGCCTGCTTCAAATAGGCTTCACGGGCCTCTTTGGCGCGTTTGATCTCAACGGTCTGCCCTTTCAGGGCGAGCGCCTCGGCGATCTGGGCCTCGGTCAGTTTCATGGTGCCGTCGGTCAGCTTGCGCACGAAGGCGTCATACTCGTTACCCGCGCCGGTGGCGTTGTCGAGTTCGGTCTGCAGCTGCGTGATCAGGCTGATACCGGCCTTGCCGTCATCGCTGCCTTTTTTGGCGACCTTGGCGCGGATACGCGCTTCACCGGCGGCCGCCTCGTCGGCGCTCATTCCCGCAGCTGCGGCGAGCGCGCGGAATTTTCGGATTTCTTCGCCGAGCTTCTCGTTATCAGTGCGGAACTGCTTGAGATATTCGTTTGCCTTTTCACGATTGGCCTCAACACGGCGCGCTGCGATACCAGCGTCGCGGTCGTCGCCTTCCCATGCGTTAGCCTGGGCAATTGGCGCCGCGCGCTTCGGATCGGGCGTGTAAAGTCCAAAGGTCGCAAAGCTCAGGAACGCGTCGCCTAGCCCTCCATCAACGGCTTGTTCCAGCGTGCGCACTGCCTTGGTGATCGCGTCAATGGTGCCAATCACAGGCTTCATGATCGGGTCTGACTTGCCGATGGCCTCCAGCAGGTCGTCCCAGCCGTTTCTGAAATTTCGGCTGGCGCCGACCACCCCGGTATTCATCGCGTCAACCACGCCGTTGAGGCCCTGCTGGCGCATCACCTGAAGAATCATGGTGATGGCCTCGGCCTTGTGGCCGGTTTCAGCCAGGTCCTGAATCATGGCTTTTTGGGCGGCGTTGAAGCTAATGCCTGAACGCGTGAGCGCGGTAAGCCCTTGCTCGGGATTTTCGAGCGCTTTGCCGAGCTGCAGCGTGGCGGACTTCAGGTCTGTCTGCATCACGGCCGACAGGTTGGCCGCGACTTCCATTGCCTCGCCGAAACTCTCGCGCGTCACTTCACGGAACGTGAGCAGTACGGCCATCGAATCCTTGACCGCTTCATCGTTGATGCCCAGGCGGTTCTGCATGTCCCGTGACATTGCGTTCAGCTCATCGGAGTTGAGGCCGGCGCTGTTGCGGGTAGCTTTTAACACCGCGTCTAGCCGGAGTTGGGATTGTTCGGCCTCACCCGCTGCGGCGACCGATGCTTTCAATCCGGCCACCAACCCGACGCCCAGCGCGGCGCCGGCAGTTGCCGCCATCGCGCTTATACGACCCAGCATGACCTGCTTGCGGTCGTAAGCATCGATCGCGCTGATCGAGGCTTGGACGGACTGGCGCTGCGCCTCGGTCATCTTGTGCTGCGCGGCCTCGTAGGCCATGACCTGGGTTCGGCTCATGCCGAGGGTGTCGGCCTGGCGTTTGAGCGCGGCGGTGTGTTGCTCTGCGGCGCGGGCGGCCTGCTCGTTGGATTTCTTCGATTCCTCGCCGACCTTGCGTGTGGCCTCAACGCCCTTGTCGGCGGCCGCCTGCAGCTCGCGCTGGTCGGCGGTGAAGCGTAGGCCGAAGGTGACGTCAGTCATGGCGGGCGTTGAGCAGCGGGAGCGCGGCGCGCTCCATCACCTGCAGGTCGAGAAACAGGCGCCGGCGGCGCGACCGCGCGCGAACCACGGTGCCCAGGGCCGCGGCGACGCCAGGGTAATCGAGGCCGAGGTATCCCCCCATCGGTGCGATCCGCCACTGCGTCTGCAGGCTCATGAACATCTCCACCGTGTCTGCGTTTTCTTGCCACACCGAGAAGGCTTCGGGCTCCTGGCTGCCGAGCGCCTCGCGGATCTCGTCTTCGCTGCTGCCGAGGACCCTCAGGTCATCGGCAGCCTGGTCATCGCCGCCGCGGCTGCCCGTGATGCGCCCGGCCCAGAACCGCGCGGCGTCGATCAGTTTTTTCTTGCGGCCGCCTTGCCGTTGTGCAGCTGCAGCCAGGCTGTGACCAGCGCGGTGCGCACGTAGGCGATCTCCAGCAGCATGGCGAGGCTCTCGTCGCTGAAAACGATGTCGGCGTCGGCCTCGTCCTTGAACTGGCCGGGCCTCCAGCCCTTCACCACGCGCTTCATCAGGTCGGTATCGACACCACCGCCGCTGTAGAGCGCGTCCACCTCGGTCTGGGGGATGTCTTCGAACTCGACCTGGACTTCGTGTTCTCGCACCTTGCCTCCGGGCTGGGGCACGCTGACCAGCACCGGCCATTCGATCCTGCGTTCCTTGATGACCTTGAACATGCGTTTAAGCCTTTCTAAAAAACGGTGGGCTGCACCTTCCGGCCGCCCACCTGAAACACCGCGTTGTTGTCGGCCGGCAGTGGTGTTCGCGCGGCGCTTTATTAGTCGTGGTGACCGGGTTACTGCGTGGCGAAGCTGTATTCGTTGTTGCCGCTCCCGCTGTGGCGCAGCTCCATGCCCATCGTGAGCACCGCCTTGCCGTCGGCCTCGCTGTATTGCGGGCTGGTGAGCTGCACGGTTGAGGCGCTGAAGATGGCGCGGTTGCCGGCGGCGGTGCCGTGGGTGAGCGCGATCGCGCCGGTAGTCTCGTTGCGGCAGGTGGTGAAAAAGTCTCTGGCCGCGATCGTGGGCAGCTCGATCGTGACCGAGCCGCGCGTCTTGCGGTCGGTGAAGCGCACCTCTTCGAGGTTGGGCAGGTTGACGTATTGCATGGCGTTGCCCTGGTTCACGCGCATCTCGCGCAGCACCGCGGCAAAACCGTGCAGCGCGAAGGTGGTGTTGACCTTGTTCATGCCCAGCGGCCGCTGCCAGCCGGTGAGCGTAGGCGCAGCGAGCGCCGCATCGGTGACGCCGCCGTAGAGGCCCTCGAAGGTGAAGCGCAGCATCGGGATCTGCGCGCCCGACCACACCCACTCGACGTTGCCGCGCATGCCCAGGACCTTGTGCAGGAGGCCGTCCCGGTTGAAGTGCAGGGAGGCCGATTCCTCAGCCGTGGTGATTGGCGCGTAGGTGACCGGGCCGGTGGTGGGGGTGACGGTCTCGGCGTGCGCGCAGGCGCGCAGCAACGGGCCGAACTTGGGCACCGTGGCCACACCACCGGCGCCGGCCTGCTCGACGTCGAACTGCACGGTCATCGACTCGCCGACCTTGATCTGGCCATCGTTGCCGAAAAAATGCAGCGCCGGGTCGCGTTCGACGTAGCGCAGGGCCACCGGCACGACGTTGAAGTTGTGCACGAGCATGGCGTCGGTGCCGACCACCGGCACCGAGTCGGTGCCGTAGGTGGTTTCGATCTTGGCGAAGATGACTTTGCGTTTGGCCTTGAAGCTCATGGGGGTCTCCGGTTACTCGGTCGGCGCGGCCTTGCGGCGCGGGGTGGTGGTGCCGGCGGTCTCGGCCGCGGGCTGGGCCTGCGGCGGGGCTTCGCTGCCAGCGGGGCGGGTGGGCTCCTGGACGCGCACGCGCACGCCGTCGCGCATCTCGTAGCGGCCGCCCTGGCCGGCGAATTCGTCGGGGGTGTTGGCGTTCATGTCAGATGCTCCTCAGTTGCGCGGCGGTGATGAACTCGTCCTGCCACCACAGCGTGTAGTCGTTCATCTGCAGCAATTGCCCGCCGGCATAGATGCAGGGGTCGAAGTCCGCGTCCGGCTGCCAGCCGAGCAGCGCGGTGATGACCTTCAGGCGCAGCTCGCGCAGCGCATCGCCCGAGGCTTCGCCGCGTGGGTCGGCCTTGTTCTCCACGGCCAGGATCACGGCGAAGCGCGCGGCGTTCTCCTGCACCACCACCTCGGTGCCGGTGCGATTGGGGCCGGCCCGGTTGACCGTCTCCACCACAAACGCTGCAGGGGTCGTGCGCAGGTCGGCCTGCGCCTGGGCAAGCCCGGCCGCGCCCTTGAGCGCCCGCAGCTTGGCCGGCTCGGCCACCTCGGCCTGCAGCCTGGCGATCACCAGTTGCTTGTCGAGGAGCAACACGCTCATCAGTAGCTGGCCAGGGTGTCACGGGTGAACTCGCGTTCCGGCGAAGACACCTGCGGGCCGCCCACAGCGGCGGGTGCTTCGCCGCCAGCGTCCACACCCAGCGTGACTTCGCCCGAGACCACGGCCTTGAGGAAGCGGATCGCGTCCTCGTAGCGCTTACGCACCTGCTCGGTGACGCGGTCGTCGTGCAGGTGGTAGCGGGCCATGTCGCAGGCGATGCGCGCGATCGGCAGCGGGATGGGATCGAGCGGCAGCGTGTATTTGCTGGCGAGGTAGCCGTCGATCTCGGCGTCCGCATCGCCCAGCGCCCGCGCCACCACCGCCGCATCGATCGCGCCCGAGCGCGACCGATCCGACAGCTCGATCAGCTCGGCCTGGCCGAAGCGATCGATGAGGTCTTGTTGGGTGGCGTAGGGCATGGCGCGCGTGACGCTTAGGCGTTGCCGTCACCGCCGCCGGCTTTCTTGTCGGCCTTTTTGTCCTTGAACTCGACCAGGTCACCGGAGGCGATCAAGGGCGCGGCCTGTTTTTCGGACATCTCGACGGTGGCGCCGATCTCATGGCGCTCGCCGCCGAACTTGACGGGACTTTGAACGATGAATTTCATGGGGCCTCCTGGCGTGGGTTTCGGTGCGCTCATCAAAGACCCGCCCTCGCGGGCGGGCCTTCAATCAGACCACCGTGGATCAGGCGATCGCCGCGCTGATCAGGTAGCCGGCGGTGCTGCCGGCGATGACCGGCGCGTTCTCGTCGGTCACCGGATAAACCCAGCTCTTCGCCGGACGGTCCTGGTAGGGCGTTTCGACCATCGGATTGCCGCGCAGCTGGTAGGTGTAGCCGTAGCTCGGCAGGCCCATGTCAGCCAGGCTGCCCAGCTCGGTGTAGGCAACCACCACGAACTTGCCCCAGACGTCCACCATCGCGGTGCCGCCGGCGTTTTCGTAGACGGCGCCGCCGACCAGCACGCGCTCCACACCGAACAGGTTGGCCAGAAGCTCCGGCGTGGCCGAGTCGCGGCCGGTGTATTTGATGCGGTCGAGCACCGTCGGGTGCAGGCGGAGCTTGGCGAAGACCGCAGCGCCCATCACTACCGTGTTCGGCTTGCGGCCGATCTGGGCGCGGACGGCTTCCTTCGCGGTCTCGATGTCATCGGCCGGGTTGGACGCCGAGGCGGTGTAGTCACTCCACTGGTCGGTGCCGGCCAGGGTGATCTTGTTCGAGGCCGGGTAGTTCGCAGCGTTGGTGGCGATGTCGGCCTGGGCCTTTTCTTTACGCAGCGCGATGATGTTCTGCGTTTTCATCACGGCGACGCGAGCCATGTCGATGCCGGGCACCTGGTTGGCGTCCTGCATGATCTCGAAGGGCACCACGCCTTCCAGGGCGTGTTGCTCCAGAGCGTAGGTGCTGCCGCTGTAGCCGAAGGTCACGCGCTTGGTGTTGGAACCCGGCGTGCGGCCGGTGGCGTAGAGGCGGAAGTCTTCCTTGCCGAAGGTGACGATGCGGCCGCCGCGCTGGTCCACCGGCACCGGCGGGAACAGGGCGTCGCCGACGTAATCGGCGTTCTTGTAGCCCTGGGCGACGGTGGTCAGCACCGGGTCGACCACGCGCGCTGCGGCGAGCGTCATGTTGGCGAGCACCGCGCCGCCAGCGGCCTCAGGTGCGAGGTGGATGATGTCGAAGGCGAACAACACAGCCGCGACGGCGAAGATCGCGAGGCTGAACAGCAGGTGCTGGCGGAAGGTCGGTTGTTTCATGTGGGCTTCTCCGGTGACTGGAAAGGGTTTGCCGTTGCGCAAGGCGCCGCGTTACGCGGCGTTCGGCACCAGCAGGACTTCGATGAACTCGCCCGCGGCGCCGGCGGCGTCGAGCGCGATGCCGACGCGCGCGCCCGAGGTCGCCCAGGTGATGGCGCGGCCGCTGGCGTCGGACTTGATCGTGGCGCCGGCCGAAACCGCAGCACCGGCTTCGACGATGGCGGTGCCCACCACGTCGATGGTCATGCGGTCGCCGGACACGCCGGCCACGCGCGAGACGCCGAGCGTGTTGGCATCAGCGCCCGCCTGCGCGCCGGCGGGGGTGACAAAGCGGTTGGCGGCGATGGTGCCGCTGGCGGTGCGGGTGACTGCGAGGATCGGGGAGGCTTGGCGGCTCATGGTTGAGGCTCCTGTTCGGGTGGATTCGACGCGATGTTCAGGCGGCCGTTACTTCACCGCGGAGAGCGCGGTGTTGTAGTCGGTTCCGGGGTGCGCGGCCTGGTAGGCGAGCACCTTGTTGTGCAGTTCGAGGCCGGCGGTATCGACGGTGTAGCCGGCGGGCGCGGCAAAGCTCACGGTACCGGTGTCGGTTTTGCTGCCGCGGCTGCGCTCGGTGAAGTCCACCTGCACCGGCAGCGTCTTGAGAAAGTCGCGCAGCCAGGTGGCGGGCTCGACGGATTTTTTCGCGTCGCCTTCGCCGAACTCGATCACGCCGGATTCGTTGGCGCCGGCCATGAAGGCGATGAGGCCGTCGCGATCGCGCGGCAACAGCCGGCCGGCTTCGACCAGGGCGTCGCAGAAGCTCGCGATCTCGGCGCGGCGCGCCTTGTCTTCGTCGGCCTTCAGCCGGGCTTCGCGCTCGGCGAATTCGGCCTGCTGGCGCGCGAGCGCTTCCTGGTCGGCCTTGATTTTGGCGGCGGCGTCCTGCTGTTCCTTGGTCTGCATGTCAATGTTCTCCGTGGAGGTTTCGCTGTAGGCGGCGCCGAGGGTGTTGGCCTCGGGTGCGGATTCAATGCTGTCGATGAGGTAGCTCGGGATGGCGCGGTCGGCCTCTTCGATCGAGAACTTGCTGATGACGAGATCGCGCAGGTTGCGCAGCACGCTGCCGAGAGAGCGCATGCGCCATTCGGCCGGCTCGGCGAACTCGATCACGCCCTCTTCGGCCTCGGCGAAGCTGGCGGATTTGAGGCCCTTCACCGCCGGCGGCTGCGCGCCGAGAAAGCCGATGTGGCGCAGGTAGTAGCTGCCCGGCACCGGGTTGGCCGGCGCGTCCGGCAAGTAGAACGAGGCCGAGATTTTTTTGTAGCGCCCGGCGTTCACCAGCTCGGCGAAGGCGGCATCGACCTGATCGGGCACCGCGATCAGCGCGCCCTCGCCATACGTCAGCGACCTCGCCCAGCCGTAGGCGGGGTCGTCATTTTTCGGGTGGCCGACCACCAGCGGCGCCTCGTGCTTCGCGGGGTCGTAGGCAGCGGCCGAGGCTTTGAGATCGGCCTCGGTGAATTCGATCACCTTGCCGTTGACATCGGTGTGCTTGCCGGGCTTGAATATGTGCAGGGATTTCACGGTTTGCAGTCTCCTCGCGGGGCGCTCACAGGTCTTTTAACTCCGGTTAAAAAATCACTCAGGCGGCCCACTTGCGGGTGATCACGTCGCTGATCGCCGCCGTCACGTCATCGCTCCAGTCCTGCGGCAGGCCGCTCAAGGGCAGCATCTCGCGCGGCGGGATGTTCACCTCCTTCACAAACACGGGCACACCGTTGACCAGGAAGCGCAGCCGCGCCTTGGGGTCGCCGCTCTTGGGCTTGATCGTGGCGCCGAACTGGTGGACCGGCGCATAGGCCAGGTTGGTACCGATCACTACCGTCGCGCCCTCGACGCGGTAGTCGTAGCTGTTCATCAGGTGGCCCCGGTCTCGTAGGGGCTTGCCGCTGCGCGACTTGAGCGGCGCCCAGGGGCGGCCGTAGGGATCGGTGCCGGAATGGAACGAGAGCTGCACGCGGGTTTTGAGCACGCGGCCGACAGCATCGAGCGCGTCGGTGGGGTCGCGGCCAAGTGCAGCCAGTTGGGCGAAGGCGCGCTCTGCGTCCCCGGCGAAGACCTCGGTCTTGATCTTCACCGGACGTGGCCCCATACTTGAACTTCACGGGCGTGACACGGTGACATTCTCCCGGCCGTAGCGCGGCGTTCATCGCCGTAGCGCCATGTGGGGTTTCCGCAAAACATCGCGGGTTGGGAGGCCCCACCGCCCGTGCCCTTCTTCTGGTCAGTCCTCACCGAGCAGCCTCCGCAGTTCACGGTCCCGCTTTACGGCGTCTGTCGACAGCCGGCGGAAACTCAGCAGCATCGTGCGCAGGCCGTCATAGCTGGCAGCCACCACCGAGACGTAGCCTTCCTCCACCAGCACGTAGCGCATGGCGCCGTCTTCGTCCTTGAATTTCCGGCCGCGCTCAATGGCGTCCTGCACCCAGTGGTATTCATCGACCACCAGTTCTTTGTGCTCGCGCGCCTGCTTGGCCGCGATGGCCGGCGTGAAATCCACCACGCGCGATGGCGCATTGATGGCCTTGGCGTCCGCGTCCGACAGCAGCCCGATGGGGAACGCGCCCTCGGGCTTGGCCGCCCAGGACCTGAAGACCTCGCTCGCCACCAGCGAGCGGATCGCGCCGGCGGCGATCTGTGGATCGGCGGCCTCGAGCTTGTCGCGCGCGAGCGCCAGCGATTCGGCCCGCCACTGCGCACCCGGCGCATAGCCCCAGCCGGGGTCAACACCCGCGGGAACCTGCAGCACTTCGCCGGTGCGCGGGTTGGTCCATTCGCGCGTGGGCGACGGCGGTGCTTCGTCGGGGCCATCCTTGCCCAGGCGTTTGAGATCCCGCTCCGAGAGCTGGATCACGGTGCAGCGGCAGTTCCAGCCGTTGGGCGGCGTGTGCGACTGCCACCAGGCGTCATCGTGGCGCAGCACCTTGCCGTTCCAGGCGGCGTGCTCGGGCCGGGTGCGGTCATCGAGCACCGCCGAATACATGACATAGGGCGCGGTGTCGGCGTTGGTGTCGATGCGCGACCAGTGGCCGGCGGCGTAGGACG